GTCGTCTTCGTAAATCGTAACAGTCTGATCGTCTGCCGATATTACGACTTTATTTCCGTTAATCTTACGAGACCGTTCCGATCCAGTCAAGATTGTTGGGAGGTTGTCTAGGTAACCTGCCCTAGTTGTCGTTAAACCTTGAGAGGTTAGCGCTGAAGTAATATCAGCAGAGGATAAGTCGTTAAGTACATTGACAGCGTTGACTACTGTTGAAATAGCGGCGTCCAGATTGTCCAGTAGAGCGCCGCGTACAGAAGTGTATCCTTGAGACGTCATCGCTGACTGGATATCTGCCGTGCTTAGGTCGTTAAGCGCTCCTACAGCCGAATTAACCGTCGAAATTGCAACGTCTAAATTACTAAGCAAAGCAGCGCGTCCGGTCGTGTATCCTTGGGCGTCCAACGCAGACTGGACGTCTGATGTGCTCAAATCATTAAGTGCGGACACCGACGCTGCCGTGGCAAGCGTGGCCAATGTTGCAGGAAGCGTCGTGCCGGTGTCTACTAGAATATCAGTAGCGTCGGACTCGATATCTGCGACAGCTTTCCCGAGGGTTCCGGCGGTAGTGTGCCCGGAGAGTGCTTCGTCTAAGACGGCATCCGCGATTGTGGCTGCGCTAGGAGGCGAAGCCACATTTCCTAGTGCGTCTCCTGCGCTTCCTAATACCGTGTGTCCTGCTAACGCCTCATCCCACACCGCGTCTGCGATCGCTGCCGCAGTTGGATCATTTAGTCCACTGATTAGTCCTGGGATGGTCGTGTCGGTATCGACAAGGATAGCGTCCACGATGCCATCGACGGTATCGATCTTACTCTCGATTGTGCTTAGGGTTGACGGAAGAGTCGTGCCGGTATCGACCAGGATAGCGTCGACAATACCATCCACAACAGACAAGTCAGAAGCGGTGGCCAATGTTGCCAGAGTAGCAGGAATTGTTGTGTCAGTGTCGACTAAGATCGCATCGACATTTGCATCTACTACCGCTAGATCAGAAGCTGTAGCCAATGAACTAACTTCGCTCGAAAGTGCGTGTAGTTGAGTTTCTTCTCCAAAAGATCCAGACGTGTTATAGGAGGCAACTGCGGCGTTCCACACTGCTCCCGCAACGTCTGTAGTGCTTAAATCGTTAAGCGCGGCGATCAGCCCAGGGATGGTCGTGTCTGTATCTACCAAGATCGCTGCGGCGTCTGTTTCAATATCTGCGACGGCTTTGCCCAAAGTTCCTGCCGTGGTATGTCCCGAGAGTGCTTCATCGAGAACAGCATCGGCGATCGCATTGTTACCAGAGGTGGACAGGAATACTGAATCTGTGGAGGGATTAAAGTCGTTCAACCCTCCGATCAATCCGGGAATCGTTGTGTCGGTGTCAACTAAGATTGCATCGACATTCGCATCCACTGCGGCCAAGTCTGTTTCTAAATCCTGTAAGATTTTTCCAAAGGTGCCTGCAGTAGTGTGTCCACTGGCACTTTCATCCCATACGGCATCGGCAATTGTCGCTGCGGTCGGATCATTTAACGCTGCTATCAGCCCTGGAATAGTCGTGTCCGTATCAACCAGGACAGCATCGACATTCGCATCCACGGTTGCCAAAGCAGAAGCGGTTGCTAGTGTAGCAGGAAGAGTCGTTCCGGTATCGACCAGGATAGCATCCACGACGGTGTCGATTGTCGTTAGAGTTGACTGGATTGTTGTTCCTAAAGCCAGTCCGTACGATCCGGGGTCTGTGTGGTCTGCGGTTAACTCGTCCCATACGGCGTCGGCGTTTTGTGCTGCCGTTGGAATCGCCAACGCTGAGATATCAGCGGGAATTGAAGTACTGGTGTCGTCTAAGATATCGACTAGATATTTGCCAGCACTTCCGGCAGAAGTGTGGCCCGAAAGTAGTTCATCCCAAACGCCGTCCGCGATATCTGCGACAGTTAAAGAAGACGAGGTTGCTGCAGTATTTAGTGCTTCGGCGGTTGATCCAGAGGTTCCGGAGTGGTCTGCCAGCGTTTCCGTCCAAACAGCGTCAGCAATCTGGGCGGCAGTGGGTCCACCTCCTCCAGAACCATCAGCAATCGCCTCTAGTGAATCGGTCGTGTTGTCGAAAGAATCCCAGTCGGCGGTCGCGCTTTTGCTTACAAGTTTGGCGAGAATCGAGTTATCTACAACGTCGGTTCCCGCGACACTCGTAGAAAGAAGATGGTCTAATCCGATGTCTACGAGCGCGGTATCTACTTCCGCGTTTACTTGAGCGGCGCTTAGGTCGTTCAACCCACTAATCAGTCCTGGGATTGTTGTGTCGGTATCGACCAGGATTGCATCTACGATGCCGTCGATCGTGCTAAGAGTTGCAGGAAGCGTAGTGCCTGTATCTACTAAGATCGCTGCGGCGTCTGTTTCGATATCCGCGACGGCTTTACCTAGCGTTCCGGCGGTAGTGTGTCCCGAGAGTGCCTCATCGAGAACAGCATCGGCGATCGCGGCAGCGGTCGGATCGTTTAACCCACTAATCAATCCCGGAATAGTCGTGTCCGTGTCTACCAAGATCGAGTCCACGATACCATCGATGGTGTCGATCTTACCGTCGATCGTGCTAAGAGTTGCGGGAAGCGTAGTGCCTGTATCTACCAGGATAGCAGCGGCGTCGGTTTCGATATCCGCAATTGCTTTGCCCAGAGTTCCGGCTGTAGTGTGTCCGGAGAGTGCTTCGTCTAAGACGGCATCCGCGATTGTGGCAGCGGTCGGATCATTTAGTCCGCTAATTAGTCCCGGAATAGTCGTGCCGGTGTCTACTAGGATTGCATCTACGATGCCGTCGATCGTGCTAAGAGTTGCGGGCAGTGTTGTGCCGGTATCGACTAGGATCGAGTCCACGATGCCATCGATGGTGTCGATCTTACCCTCGATCGTGCTAAGAGTTGCAGGAAGCGTCGTGTCGGTGTCTACTAAGATTGCTGCGGCGTCGGTCTCGATATCCGCGACGGCTTTGCCCAAAGTTCCTGCCGTGGTATGTCCCGAGAGTGCCTCATCGAGAACAGCATCGGCGATCGCGGCAGCGGTCGGATCGTTTAACCCACTAATCAATCCCGGAATAGTCGTATCTGTGTCTACTAGGATTGCATCTACGATGCCGTCGACGGTATCGATCTTGGTTTCGATGTTAGTTAGATCAGTGTCGAACCCCTCAACCAACAGTCCATAACTGCCGGATGTTCCGTAACTGGCCGTGGCCGCATCCCAAACGGCTTCGGATATGGTTGCTCCGTCTAGTGTAGAGTCAAGATTAGACGTAGCAGGTAGAACCATCGCCAGGTTGCCGAATGCTGGCGTGTAAGGAAAGGCTGGGGAAACAGTAAACGCCCCGTTAGTATTGGAGAAGTCTGTGATTCGACGGGAAACAGTACCTGCCGCGTTAGCCACAACCAACAACTGACCATTAAACGTGTCATCGGCGTGAGAAGAATTCGTCCGAACCTCAGTGGAAGAACTGCCCGTCTGAACGACGAACTGGCCGGAATTTAGGGCGTATTGAATGGACCCAAAGGTTCCTGACGCAGATTCCGAACTAAAGTCTACGCTCCAGGTTTCGTTAGGGATGTCCTGTAGAACCTTCGAAATAGATCCGGCGGTTACGTGTCCGGAAGCAACCTCGTCCCACACATCGTCTACTAGATCGGCCTGCCAAGTCGCAACGGATGATCCTGCAACCTCAACTACGTTAACATCGGTAGTATCGAATCTAGCGTTGGTGTTGTCTCCTGCGACGGTATTACAGTGCAGAAACATTGTGTCGAATTCCGCCGTAGTTGACTGGAACATTACGATGAAATATTCGCAGCTTGACTCTGTGGCCGAAATTACACAGGTATGAACACCATAAGACCCTATTTCGCTCGGGGAATTTGTAAGAGTAGAAAACGAACCGCCATCCTTGGATATCCATTTTCGGGAGTTGGTCCAGTTAATTCCCGTTACTATAGCTCCGCCCTTACGGGTAGCAAAAGTAAGTCGTGTGGCAGTGTTATAAGGAAAATCAAAATAATGGTCTAGCGTGTCCGCCATTTTTCTTATCTTCCTTTATTTAATTTAGTTACTTTTACTTTACCGGAGTCTAGGAGCAGTTGTCGTCCGTCCTCTAGGAAATCTACCACGAACTCCCGGTTTCGGCGTCATCATCTTCTCCGAAGTCTGGTTCTTCTTCTTCGGCAACAGTCCAGTCCTCTGAAAGATCACTTTCCCCGGCTTCGATCTCTTCGGTATCTGTATCCGCACACCCGCCATCGTCTTCTTCTTCCAAAACTTCTCTGGTTAAGTCTAGTAAGGCATCTCCAAGTAGTCGTTTGGTGAAGTTTACAAGGCCGACCCCTTCCCCTTCGGGAAGAATCTTCTCAAAAACACCAACCGGCTCTTCTCCGCTAGTATCTAAATCTACTCTAACAAATTCAGATTGAAACGTCTCTTCTAGTGCTCTTGGTCCTTGAATCTTAAGCACTGTTCTTTCTAGTTTATACATCTAGCTTCCTATCTATCGGACATAAAAGACCCGGACGACAAAACTGCCGACCGGGCCAGGCGCTCGATGGGCCTATAGATTGCGTTTTTTTTTCGAGAAGACGCTGGATCTAATTGAAGCAGATAAAGCACCACGAAAACTCCTTTATGATAGAGGATTGCCCCGGAACCAAAGCTCCGGGGCGTTATAGGTTAAACCTCTATCAGTTAGTAATTCCATCGGCGCGAGCCGCTCCCTTTTCAGAGAAAACGGCAAGACCACAGTACCAACGAACGCGCCAAATGTGCTCGTCCTTGGTTTCTGCTTCTCCGGCGTCAATTACCTTGACGCCCGCGCTTTCTTCAGAAGTAAGTCCGGCGATACCGTTAGAGCGAGAACCGTCGTCAAAGCACCCGGCGTAGACCGATGTAGTGTTCGATGAGGTGCCCTTAGTTACGTTGGTTGGAATAAAGTCGTTTCGGAAAATTGGAATACCATCGTACGCTAAAACTGTTCGTTCTCTTCCATCTGTTCCGATCACGGTCATAGAAGTGTCTGATGGAGCAACGCCTCCAAGAGCGCGAAGAAGCGCCTTGTAGGCCCGGATAGTCCGCTTGGGCATCATAAGAAAGTCAACCTGGCCGTCTTTTGAAGTCACAAGGTCGCAAAGCTCATCCAAGAAGGCGAAGCTAAGTGCTCCGCCGTTAGCGCTAGTATCGACATCTTGGGCGGTGCCGGACACTGCTGCCAAGATGGTTTTCAGCCCATCGAACTCTTCGGCGTTAGTATCGTCGCCCTCAATCACAAGATGCTGATACAGACGACCCACATGCTTTGCTTTACTTGCAATCTGCGCGGCGGCTTGATCGTTTCCGTCTCCCGAGCGAGTAGCTTGGATCAGGTTATTGACGTCCGCCTGGCCGAGCAACGTGGTCAGACCAGAAGTAACTGAGGTAAAAGTAGCAGCATCTCGCGCTTCCCCGGTTCCGCCGGTTAGTGCGTTTTCGTCTGCCGTGCCGATAACGTTGCCGACTTCAATTGCTCCGGCCCCGCCGAGGGCATTTTCTCTTGTATACTGAAGAGCGTTTCCGGTGAAACTATCAAACGGAAGAAACTCAAACATCGGGTTAAGATCGATAATATTTTCGATAACCCCTGCTGTTAGCTCGTTTCGAGCCAACTTGGCCGATTCGGCCAGTGTTACACTCGCCACTGTGTTGTCCTTTCCCGTGGAGACCCGTTTTCCTAAGTCCCGCTAAATAAGAAGTGTGCTTCCACGTCCGGATCTCCCGTGACGATGGTTTAAGAAAAACCAACCCCGAAAAAAGATAGAGATCTCCCCTAAATTTAGTACTATTTTATCACTAAAATAAAAAATGTCAACAAAAAATATTATTTTTTTGTGTTGGTGGCTTGTCCCCGGTTTAGTCCTCGAACAATCTTTTCCTGGGCGCTCAAACGCTGATTACTTTTGTGAGGAGAAACCGAAACTGGCCGGGGAGAAGGTGCCGCGCCCCCTCCTCTTGGTGTCTCAGAACGGAACAATGGGGCATATTTTTCCATTTCGTTCATTTCGTTGACCAAATCAGAAATCGTAAACTCTTGTGCTGTAATAGGGTTTTCTCTTGGGTCTCCATCGGAATCCACCACTACTACCCTTAAAGTTCCATCGTCTGCTTCTACTGTTTTAAGATGCTTCAAAACAAAAGGTAAAGCCAATTCGGCGTCAACGGCCTTGGTTCCTAGTGCCCTTAGTGCGGCTTGTTCTCCAAGTACCGATTCAAGCTGGTTTCGGTAACTAAGTGCAGTTTCGTCTCGCCGATCCATCTCTGATTTATGTTGTTCGTTTAGTTCTCCGCGAATTTTTTCGATGCGCCTAGAAACGTCCTCTTCGCTGCCTTTAGCCTGTGCCGCAAGTTCTTCTCTGGTGTTGCTTTTAACTTCACCAAGTCGCTTCTCAAAAGCCGCCAAGATGCCCTCGGGCTCGTTTCCATACTCCGAGAGAGGTTTAAGTAATCTAGTGCGGCTTTTATTTTCAGATTCCCGAGCGTTTTTTAAGGCCTTGTTTAGTCCCAAATACGCCTTTCGAACTCCCTCATATTTATCAGACTGAAAACTGGCTTGTCCCTCATTTTCTTCATACAAAGCCTGAAACTCCGATGGGACGTCCCCAATAGATTCGTAACTGTCTTCGAAATCAAAAGGCATCGCGCCTCTCCTTTCTTGCGGGTTCGCCCCGCTTAAGTGAATTGCGTAGCAACAATCTTTAGGTCGTAACTGGCTCCACTGCCACCGATTGTTGCCACAAATCGAAAATATTTTCCGTAAGTATCAAACCGCAAGCATTCTGTTACTGTTGAAGTAGTTACTTGCGTAAAAGTTTGTGCGCTTGCTGGTGCGTCCCAATTAACTCCATCTCCGCTGTACTGAATCGCTATGTCCAGCGTAGCAGATCCCGGCGCATCCGTTACATCTAAGACTACAGCCATTGTTCCGCCCAAAACAGGCAAGGCGGATGAATTAGTTGTTGCCGCCAAATCTGTCTCGGTCCAAATTGCATTGCTTTCGGCTCCCATTAGATACTCGCTTTCTCGAACGCCTCTGGGTTAGTTCTTCGTAGTTGATTTAGTGTTAATTCGTTTCCTCTACGATCTACAAAACTGTTCATAGTAAGACCTCCCTTTCTAAATAAAGCAGCTCTAGTTTTTCCTAAAACTTCTTCCTGAAAAGCTCTTGGCTGTCTTCGTAACCATTCATTGTAAGTTACCTGTCTTGGTACCGGACCTATTTCAGATTGTCTATCTGTTCCTCCAAAAAGCGACGACTGGTTGTCTAAAAACGCAACCATTATAGACCGACAATTAAAATGAGCAGGAGGACGAGCGTCTGGCGGATAAAGTGCTCTTGAGCCAAGAGGAAGAGCATTGACGCCAATCGGCGTTAATGCTCCGTCGCGAGAGCGGCATATAGCGGAAGTTTTTGCATCTAAAATAGACTCCCATCGTAAGAAGGAAAAATACCTTTGATTTGCCAAATAAAACAATTCACGAGCAGAGTTAAAAACGTGAGTGGTAGTTGTTCTTATTAGCGCCTCTGCTTGCGAACGAGTTGTCGAAAGGATTCCATCAGAATAACCGGCACGACGAGTGCCGACCACGCTACGGAGGATATCATCGATAGACATTCCCGAGGCCACCCCGCGTGTAATTGTTCTTTCCACCCTGTTTCTGTCCGATAAAACCAGGCTACTGACCCACTGATTGAACAGTGCTCCTTCAAACGGCTGTAGTGTGATTGCATTCGAGATCTTACGCGCCTCAACCGTAGACAGTTTGAGTTCCGCCGAAACCGCCGCACTTACCAATCTTCTTTCAAATTGAATTTCAGTTTCAGCAAAACGATACATTTCTGAACGAAAACGAGTGAATGAATTTACAATAGCTTTTCGTCTAGACAGAAATATTTCAGATAACAAAGCTAGAAAAACAGCGGCCTCTGCTCCTCCAGTTCTTGTAGCGCTTAAAAGATTTTGCCTAATTTTTTCTGCTGTTTCCGAGTCTACAGCTTCAATTTCTGCTATGATCTGCTTGATTTGTCCTGCCGTATATCGGCGAACACCGACAGCGTGTCTAATCTGCGAGTCGAAGTATTTTTCATTAGCAGTTACCACTGTCGTACAACTTTCCTATTTAGCGGCCTTTTCTTTCGGCGGGGTTTTCTTTTTATTCGTAGGTTTTGGCTCTTCGTTCTTGGCCAACTCTTTTTCCAGCGCTTCCATTGTTTCGGTGATTTCTGCAAGGCGATTCATTCCTGCTCGGAAATCTACCGTAAACAACTTGCGACACGTTTCTAGTTCTTTTACAATTCTAGAGAAAACGGTCATTCGATACTCCCATCATATTCTTGTGTTTTCCAAAAAAAAATGCTCGACGCCAAAAACAAATAAAACTACTCTTCCTCCGGCCAAATCCTCTCCAGCCTTCTCAAGAGAGTTTCCCAAAAAGAGGCCCAAAGTCTTTCGTATACATCTTGCTTGTCGTCTGGTATGTCTGGTTTGGTTAGTTCCCAAAAATGTTGGTATTCACATGTAAGAGCATGTAATAATTCATGCTTTACAGTTTCTCTAATTTGTTTGTTTGTAAGACAATTTTCTGGGTTTATACGAACAATAGCGTCTCTGTTTTCTGCTACCATAGTACACGAGCCGCGATTGTCCTCGTCTCCAGTTTCTACCCTTAGTTCTAAAGTAAACTCCTCTAAAGGAAGCTCTTCTACCCAGAAATCAAATGCTTGCTTTGCGATTCTCTCTACTTGATTTTTTTCCAACTACTCCCCCGTATCATCTCGGCCTTTTAGAGCCTCCTTGATAGCTTCAGCGAGAAGTTCACACATCATAATTTTGTCCATAGTGTCTTTTTCAATCTCCAAAACCTGTTTCTGGAAACACAAAAGAGCCTTTTCGATAATCTCTAAATCATCAAAAAGAGGACACCTTTCTTTGATGTTTTCTATTAAATCCAGGCTTTCCTGAGAAAGAGGAACCAAGGCAGAAGAATTGCGGGCATACAAAAACATTTCGGTTTCTCTTTCTAGGTAGGGATCAAACCCGAACCCAGATTCCGCGTTATCTTGTCTCCACTGCTGAAAGACCGTGTTTTTTTCTGGGTCTTCAAGGCTGTTCCCGTTATCGTCGATTATTCGGTTTTTTTCCATAAAGGAAAGATATTTTCTCCAGCACACATAACAAATTTCATCGGAATCTACCGCCAGCATAGGAACGCTCTCACCGCATCTTACTCTACAGGAAAAACATACCCTCATTCTGGGACGTCCTCTTCGTTGTCGATGGGAGTTTCTTCTCCGCCTTCTGGGTCGAGGTCGATAGAAGCAAACGCTCTAAGACCCATCGCTACCTCTTCTTCAATCTTTTGCTGGTCCTCGCCAAAATTATAATCTTCTGACAAAACCCCAAGTCTTTGTAGTTCCCCTGTGTAGGTTGTGGTCGAGATTACCCTAGACGCGTGGGCGTCTTTCAGGGAAAGCAAAACCTGTTGAGAACTGTCCTCAATACGGTGGAAGTTGGTTTGTACTTTTACCGATCCTCCGTTGTCTAGACCCATCCACATTGCGTGATACAAAAGAGCCTGCTCTACAGCAGACTGAAAAGAGATAGCTGACGCCTGGATAACAGAAAGAGACTCGCTGGAATCCAATACCCTTGCCGTAGCGGTCTGTACAGAAGGTTTCTTCCTTAAAACCTGTGCTCCGTACGCGCTCATTCTTTCTTCCAGGTCAAAAAGCTCATCGCGTCCCTGTTGAAGCGCCGATCCTGCGGCTTCTAGCCAAAAGACGCTCCCGTTTTCAGGCAGTACTAATGTCTGCTCTGGTCCTGCCTTAATAAATTCTTTTTCGTTTTCGTAAACCCCCTTAAGTACCAGCATAGGGAATCTAGCAACAGTCAAAGATCGAATTTGGTCGCTCATGGATTGCCAGTGCCGAACATTTAGGAAGGCCAGGTCGTCTAGAAGGGGTCTTCCCATAAAAGGGGCTTCTCGGTCAGTGTAAAAAGGAACAAGAGGAATAAAATCAAGGTCCGTCTGATAAGAGTCATAAAGATACCAGTCAGAGCCCGTTTTTTTGGCGTCTTTCTTTCTATAAAGAAACACCTCTCCCGGCTCCAGTACTCTGATTTGTGGTACAAATTCGTCCGTAAAACCGTTGGGTACAGCTACTTCTTCGTAAATACGAACATGGACTACAGTCTCAATACCGTTAATAATTTCGGTTCGAGCATAGAGAATCCTTTCGAGAGGAACGTGTACCCAATAAGGTCTTCGTCCTTCCGACAGATCGTCTGCTCGTGTTCTTACGCCTTCGTTTTCTTCTTCGTTGGGTCTTGGAAAATCTACTAATATACAGGAAACCGCTGCCCTAATTCCGTCTCTGAACCATTCGTAGGAGAAAGCGTCCAAGCTGTCTCCTTGAAGATTGATATCTTCTAGATGGGGCAAGATTTCTGAAGGGATATCAGATCCGAGAGCAATAGGCTCTGAAAAAGGTTTTCCTGCAAGCTGGTCCAGCGTTATTTCGTAATAATTAAAAAGAACGTTGTTGTGCAGTCGATCGTTCCACCCTCTAGAAGTTTCCTCCGCATGCATCGGAAGAAAATCCTGTCCTGCGCCTCTCATTGCATCCGTTCCTCCAAGGAGCCTGTTTGCTCTTTCGAGACGAGGAGACATTGCGTTATAGGCAGCGCTTGTTGTGGAAGGGTCGTCTTCTGGTCGTTGTCGGGCCATTTCTACCTCCGCCAGCTTTTTGTTTTTATTTGTCTCGGACGTTGATATAGACAGTAGCGTATATCATCTAAAACATGGTCTTCTGAGTCGGTATCTACGTCGTCTGGTTTTTTGGTGTCCCTAGCAGCGCTGGGAATAAACCTAACTGACGCGTAGCACCCCTTACAAATAAAAAGTCCTTTGTGCTCTCTGGGGTTCCCGTTTTCTGGAGGAACCGCTCCTTCTAAGTATTCTCGTACTTGTTGCCACCCTTGGGATCTCGAATTTGGCCCTTTCTCAACAGGAAGCCACCGAACACCTTCCTTGCCCCAGGTGTCGGCGATGGATACGCCAGTACCATTTGCTCTTTGAAAAATAGCGCTGTCTGCAGGTCCGGGCAACACAATATCCTGTACTTTCCAGTCGGACTCTAATTGAAGGACTCGCTTTGCGATATCCCGATCAACATACTGCAGACCTTTGTTGGTTCCTAATTTTCCTGAGTGTCCGTACCATTCTTTCCACCGAATACGATCTCCCGGCACTTCGCCGAACACTCGATCGTTTTTCAAAATCGGTGTTCCGTCGCTGGTCCATGTCCAGCCAATTGAAAATGGGCGGGCAGCGCCCCAGTCAAAAGACCGGGACAGCCGCCAACCCTGCGGGATGTCTTCTAAACGGAGATCAGGAACAACGTGAATGTGCGCCCTCCACAAATCGTCGAACATCCCTCCTTCGGTGATGTCCCAGTCCCCGTATATCCAGGCCCGAAACTGCGCTTCAGTTGCGCAGGAGGAACGTAGCGATTGAATATAGGATTTCTCTAGATGCCGATTCTCTAGGATCGATCCTCCGATAGCCCTTCTCGGAGCCATCGGCTCGCCGTCCGCGTCGTAGTCTTGAATCAATGGGCCGACGATCTGTCCTCGTGGCCAGCCATCCAGTCTCCACCTGTCTTTGACCCAGTTGTGTCCTGGTCCGCTGGGGTTAGTTCCGGCCCGTATCCTTCTCGGTGTCCCGTCGTTTCTCCCTCGAATCAACGAAAAGGTTTTGAGATACGGCGTCGGCTCCGGCATCATTGTTACTTCGTCCGGAAACCACCAGTCAAACTCTTGTCCGTGAATTTTTTCGTAATCTTCAATCGCTTTTAGTTGCCGAAACTCCAGTCTTTCCCCGTCCGGAAACTGCCACAACGGATAAGGATGCATAGTAAATTTCGCGTCCGGAGAGACCTTCGGAACAAGCTCCTTCGATTTAAGAATCAGGTCGTCTAGGTCGCCGTACCGTGCCCTGGTAATCAATCCCCTCCAGCGTGGCCATCCTTTTCCGACCTCTACTAAATAATCAACCAGCGCGGTGATGGATTTTCCGGTAGCTCTCGGTCCGTGAATCAACAACTCAAAGGTTCGACACCTTAGAATCTGTTCTTGAGACCCAGGGTTTAGTTGGATAACTTCAAGAACGTCACTCATCTTCTTTAATCTCGAATTCTGCGTCCTCAAACTGCGGTGCTCGCAGTCCCTCCGCCTGTTCGTCGAACTCTTCCTCCGACTCGCACCTGTCAGGTACTCGAATAACCCCGGTTTGTGCGTTCACCTCCACTAACGGCCCTTGGTTTGGTTTGGCTTCGGGAACATCCAAATCCACCAGCTTCAGCAACAAGCTGTCGCTATACTGCGCCGTGTATATAAATTCTTGTGTCTCGGGGTCTCGAAGAGGATTGCCGTCGCGATCAAACTTCGGCACACGGTTGTACCCGTTATAGGCCCGCTCTTGAAGTTTTTCCAAGGTTTTTGTCCGGCGATACGCCCGAATAATTCCTTGTACAAACTTAACAGCAGCGTCAAACTCCTTGTCCTCTTCTCTCGCTGTTCTCAGCGCAGAGGAGGAAAATCCGGTACAAGCCAAAGAATGTGGTACTGAATCTGTTGCAGCCAGCAACTCAAGGAAATACCTTTTATGCTCAGTATTAAAAGTTGAAGAGGGTTTGGGAGGTTCTGGAAACGGAAGGGGAACGAAATCGTTGTTCCTTCGTTCTTCTACGATAGCTTCGGCCCACGCCAATATAGGCGCATCAGCCCCAGCACGAGCAACCAGCTCGGTTCTGTTTTCGCCCGGTCGTCCCGGTCGTTTTCTAGTCATTCTCCCGCCTTCCCGTTACGGCGTCCCGCCGCTGCCGAGGTCTGGAAGTAGATCTCCTACTTCAGAACCCTGATTGTACCACAAATAGACGAAAAGTCAAGTATTTCGGTCCAAAATAAGAAAAAAATTTTTTTTGGTTTTGAAAAAGAAAAATACATCGAGGGTTATATCCTGCAAAAAACTGTCCAGATTTTGGACATAGGGGGGTGTCCAACATCTGTACGACAATTTTCGTCGCACAGTTTTGGTACGACAATTTTCGTCGCACAGTTTTGGTACGACAATTTTTGTCGCGTCGTCGCACCGACAATTTTTGTCACGTCGAGTTGGTGGCCATAAAATAGCCACACAATTTTTGGCCGGATAAAATGTAGCCACATCGGCGTGTTCCCATGTTCCGATAATGTATGATATGATGCGTGACAATTATTGTCACATCGGTGCTTCGCTTCCTACTCAAAAATTAAGATGTGCATCTTACTTTTCATTGTCGTAAGTCGTTGTAGAATCGGCGTCTACTTAAAATCTTACTTTTCAGGGTACTTTTGAAAAGTTTTCCGGAGGGTTCCCAATACGCTAGATGCTTTTATATACTTTATACTTTATAGAAAGTAAGTAAGTAAGTAAAGGAGCATCTAAACCGTTGCATCGTCGGATGTTACAGTATACTTATTTGTCGGTATATTTTGAGTCGCAACTTGGGAAAAACAAGATAGGATTTTGATGCAAATTTTGTGCCTATTTTTTCGTTTTTTCGGCTCATTTTTGGTTTCGCTGGCCCCGCATCTGCCACAATCCATCGTCCCATCGCAAGCATCGATCTATTTGTTACCTTAACCCGTTATCGCATCATAACTTATAAAACATTAACAGAAAGCTATTAACATCCGCTTGTTTCCAAGGGTTATGATGTAGACCCTAACAGAAAGAGGATAAAGATGATCGTAATTCGTCGCGTTGACTTTGCAACGTTTCAGGATTTTTTAGATGCCATCAAAATTGCCTCTAAGCTAGACTTAGAGATTATCCTGGGATAGCACTTGACACTAACAGCGGACCATCGTACTATTAGGTAACTCTAACAGAAAGAGGATAAAATGGCTGAAATCATATATGAACTAAACGAGTGGCGAGAGTTCATCGCGGGAGTGCCCCGAGCGCTGGGAAAGCCCCTTCCTGAAGACGTCCTCAATTTCGAGGCCGGGGTAGTCACCTTGCTGAAGGCCGCGCCTGGACTCACTGGCCCCCAGAGGGACGTGATTCTCAAGGCGTTCGAAGACTACGACCCGAACGAATTGAGGAGAGGCTACAGTGCCCCAATAGAGGCCGATGGGGTGTTGTATGGCCTTGTCTGCCGAGAAATCGCGGGACCGAGAGGCGACTCGGATTTTGACAGTCTATGGGAGCGACTCCGAGGGACCCAAGACGTGTACCCGGCAGTCCATTTATTTACTAACGACTTCTTCGGGACCGCTGTGTACGCGGCAGTCAATGATCTATGTTCGGCTCTTTCCCTCTGGGGCGATCGGACAGGCTCACCCCTGACCTTGAGGGGGAAGTGGGGAAACTTATCTAGGTTACTGAGAAGAGGCGGGTGAAGGAGAGAGAGGACAACCCCGTGACCGAGACGAAGTATCAAAAAATCAAGAGAGCAATTCCCAGCACATAATGCTTGACACTAACAGCGGACCATCGTACTATTAGGTAACTCTAACAGAAAGAAGGAAAGATGAGCATCGTTCGCGGCATTTTCGAGAATACCGATCCCAGGGCACTGTTTGTTTTGTTTGTTTTCGGCGGACCCATCGCTTTCTTGGCAACGTACGCATCCGCGTTTTTCGGGTAAGGATGAAAGGGAAAAAAATGGTCATGCTTGCGTTTTTGCTTTTCCCCGTGGTATTTTGGCAGATAGATAAACATCTAGCGGAAGGATGAACCGATGAATCAGTATTACTTAGACTTTCTCGACACCATCGAACCAGAAAAACGCATCGACGTATGTGTTGAGATAGCAAAATCGATGCGCGACGATGACATCGAATTTCCAGAAGCAATCGAGAACATCTTCCGCCGATACCGCTAGTTAAGATAGGTGGAAAACGATGCCTATAACGTCAATAACCATCGCTTGCGCCGATTGTGACAACGCGATGTTGATCCCTGAACTACTTGATGAATACGGACGATGCGACGGTTGTACGAACACTTGCGGCGAGTGTTGCGATACCGTCGAATCGCTCGATGAATACGGACGATGCTACGGTTGTGCGGTCGTTTGCCGCGAGTGTTGCGTTCCCGCCGAATCGCTTGATGAATATGATCGATGCGACGGTTGTACAGTCAACTGCGCCGACTGTAACAGTAACGTCGAATCGCTCGATGAATACGGACGATGCGACGGTTGT